TTTTTTACAGGATAAGTAGGCATGTTAGAATGATTTTATTTTAGGATTGTAGTGAAGTATATATGCTGATCCGATAGCGGTACCTCCATCAAAAGCGATTGGGTCAACGTAAAAATTCAAATCAGGAAACTCCTTCAGTAGTTTATAGTTTACCACAACATTCAGAAAACATCCACCTGTCAATACTATATTATTACATTTATTTGCTGCTATCTTGACTAATTCTACTGCTCTATCCTCCCAATCTTTTTGTATGGTTGCAGCAGCGTTCTCATTACTTGAAGATAGATATGGTCCGTCAACATATCTTCCATATGGTGCGAGACCCATGACTTTACCTGCTTCATCTCGTCCCCATTTACATTTCTCTGAAACCAAATCAAATTGCAAACCTATACCATAATCATCCTCTTTATTATATCTCTTATGTAATGTCTTCCAATGAAATCTTCTTCCACGTTTGACATGCATGATAGTTTCACACTCATCACCCATCTTAGAATTAGATCCAGATGAATCGACAACAATGACTGCTGCCTCTTCAAATTCTGAATTGTAAAATCCACATGCAGCATGAGTAAGATGATGTCTGTCTCTGAAATCATATCTCTCAGCATCAGGAAACTTCTTCTTGATTGTTGCTATATTCTTTGTCGTTATAAGTGTCTTCTTCTTATTTCTATTCCAACAGGCGTCACTTATAGCAATCTTATCTACATCTCCCACCAAATCAATCAATTTACTGCAGTCATAATCTCTCTTTTTTCTTGTCAATCTTTCTGCTTCTAAGTATAATTCTATCTTTCCATTATCGAGTAGACATATAGAACCATTGTTAGATAAATTTACTCCTAAGATTCTCATGTCAGTCCCCTAATGATGAACTCTTATACATTCTTCTTGCCTCTGGAAACCACAGCACATGAATATCTGATTGCTTCCATGTATCTATAGCTTCTTGAGGTGTCTCAACAAGAGGTTGACCTGCAAGATTGAATGATGTATTTAACACCATGGGAACCTTTGTGTATTTGTAAAACTCTTCTATGACTTCATACAAATGAGGTATGTCTTGTTCTACTGTTTGGACTCTACATGTGCCATCAATATGTACCACTCCGGGTATCAATTTTTTCTTATCCTCTCTTGTATGGACAGCGTATGACATTGTAGGCGATCTATTCAACCCTGACATGTCAAACCATTCATTTGCATAATCTTTCAATACAGCAGCAGCAAAGGGTCTAAAACGTTCTCTCTTCTTTACCCTATTGATTGTATCTTTTGTATTGATATCTCTTGGGTCATATAATATACTTCTATTTCCAAGTGCTCTAGGACCTGCCTCTGATCTACCATTATAAACTGCTACGATCTCATCTTGCATGATGAATGTGGCAATCTCTTGTGATGAGACTCTTATTGCCTCACTATCATCATATAAAAAACTAAGGTCGTGAGTTGGTCCTAGAAATAGATTCACCATTCAAGTGCTTCAGATACAACAGGGAATTGTTCTTTGAATATATCCTTACATGACTCAGCAATCTCCATGTGCTCTTTCTGAGTTCCATGTGCTGAACGTAAGTCGATATAATGTATCCAAGATCTAACTGATCCTGTCATATATATCCGAGTTGGAGTACATAATGGTAAGACCATTCTTGCACATTCTTTTGCCACTCCTTCTTCAATCATCTGATTATAAAGACTCTGAGCAGAACTGAAGAGAGTAATCATCTGACGATTCAATTTATCAACTACCTTTACATCAAGATCATCTATACTATTCTGACGATTCTTACTATCTTGTCTACGTAATTCTGGTAAATCTATTTCACCTAACTCATTACTCTGTGCATATCTTTGAGAGAACTCTTGGAATGTGAAACTACGATGTCGTAGAATTTGTGCTGCAATAGCACGAGTAGTTTCAATCTCTAGTGTCATATGTGCTTGCTCGAACACAGACCAATGTTGATGCTTGATACAATATTTCAAGAGTCCAGAAAAATTTTCGTTGCCTTGATTATTTGGATTAGATACTCTGGCAACAAATGCCATGTTCTTTTCAGCGTCAGGTGTCAGTGTTATTAATTGAACTTTCATTTTCTTGTAATGACTTGACAGACTTATCTAGTCTCAACTTTTTCTTTGCCTCCTTCAATGAATTCTTCATGTAGAAAACTTCTTTCTTAGAGTAAAGATGTTTATGTTTGAGTGCTGCCTTGATTAATTTTACTGTTTCTTTTTGTATATTCATGTATTATATTGGATAAAAAAAGGAGTGTCAAGCACTCCTTGTATTATGTTAGTTTGCAATTATTTATCTGCTTTTATTCCACGATAAACTAATTGTTTTTGTTGAGGTTGCTGCTCTTGCTGCTGCTGTACACGAGTTTCAGTATCGTACTGAACTCCTCTGTATGTGACTTTTGCCATTGTTTTCTCCTAAAGTAGTTGGACTTTTTAGATCCGTTCCTTCAGTAAACTTTTGCGTCCTCATAAAGGATGAACGACCCGTTCCGAGTTACTTACTTGCGTCCAATGCTCCAAGGTTTGCAATCTTCTTCTGATACTTTAGTATAAAAGTAATCAATAAGATACTCTTTAGCATCTTGGATATGATCCTCATCACTGAGTATCTCTATCCTTGCTTGATTCCACTCTGCACATGATAACTCCCAGTGGTAAGCGTCATGATCAGCGAGGAGCAATGCTAAGAGTGCTAAACCGTGCATAATTGGATGAACGTAAAGGTATCATATCATACCAATTATATTTATGCAAGTATTTCCTAACAATATTGTAACATCTCGTTACTTTTTCTGTGAGGTTTTCTCTACCCAATGTCTAGGATTAACTAGACCTTTTGCTTGAACCATGTTAACAAACTTACTACTCTTATCGTAGTAGTAATCAAATATATCAACTGCCTTATCTCCAATAGCAATATCAAAGAAGTGCTCTTCACCCTCCTTATACTCAATCAAATATGCATTGTAAGGTAGTTTAGGATTGTCTGCTAACTTTTTGTCACACTTCTCATGAAGCACTTTGATCATTACTTGTCTCTCCAAACAATATCATCAAAAACTTCTTCCACCAACGCTCTGGTAATTCTATATTTTGATTGTAAGTTTTTATCTTTTACTAACATCAATAGTTCTGCTTCAGATTCATGTAAACCTTCAAGCAATTGAATAAACATGGTTTCTCTTTTCATTTGAGATAGTTTATCATTACCACCCTTCACGTAATTATAAAGTGTTCTCCACTCATGAACAAGACGTGTATGTCCACCAGAGTTGATAGGTGCCTCATTCTTTTTATAAGGTACTTCACCCTCTGGAATAGCACTTCTGATTTGCTTGTCAAAGTTCCATATCAATAATGCTTTGACATCATCACGTTTATGCTGTGATAGAAGGTCTGCCTTTCCCTTCTTGTCTTTCTTACCATGAACCGCTTTGAAGAGTTCAGATACTAAAGGATTGTCAGGTAGTTTTGCCATAATTAATCTTCAAGTTCAGTTTTATCGTCCCCGTCGATTCGGAATGAGATAATTTCATCGGGGATCAATTGCCCATTAGCATCAAACATTTCTGGATGATACGTATATGCTTGGGTTTTGTTGTCATGTATATAGGTGCGTAGAATATACCCTAATATACCTCCTACAAAAAGAGCGAGAATGCCTGTACATACACCGATTGTGATAAGTGCTGCTTCCATTTTTTTTCTCCAAATTAGGTTTTCATTGGGAGGATTTGTCCTCCTCATCAAGAGTTCTACTCCTTTATTTATTTCTCCTAGATCAATTTCTTCTCTTGGAGGTATCTCAATGTCTCTTTGCATCCACCTATGTGTTTGTTATCAAGTTGAACCTGTGGAAAGGTGGCACCCTCCTCAAATTCTTCGTAGAACTGGATGCGAGTGAAGTCTCTGTCCAGTTTGTACTCTAAGTAATCTATTTGTGTGGCACTGAAGAGTTGTCTCACTCTCTCACACCACTGACAATTGTCTCTCGACCAAAGAACTGCTTTCATTTGAGTCTTGTTACATTTCCTGCTACAACTATTCTTTCTTCCTGAGATTCGACTGGATCAACACCATGCCAAGTCCAAGGACAAAAGAATATTATTTTACCCGACCCTTGTGGTTGAGGGTATATTTTTTTACCACTTTTCATCTCCCAGTAAAGACAATCTTCACTAGGTGCATCAACAAAGTGAATCCATGAAAATAGATTCGAGCGATCTGGATAGTGGTGATGGGGAGCAATGCCCTTTCCCAGACTCTTTGTATATATCTGTGCCCAGATGTGTTGGTATGAGTAGATCGCTGATGGATCTGCTTCAAACAAGCGTTGTTCTTCTAATTCTTTTTTTATAATTGGACTGTAAATTCGTAACAGTCTTGTGTCTAAGAACTTTTGAATTGATTTGCCTGTTCTATTTTGAGAGGTAGGTGCATGATGATAACCTGTGTAGTATAGGGGTTGCTCACTTGTATTTCTTCTAGCGAATCTGTCAGTGAGGTAGGTCTCCCTTATGTATTTTTTGTCATCATCAGATAATTCAAAGTCAATTGTATGAAAAATCATATACCTTGATCCTTGTACCTTTCAAAAAACTCCTTCATACTGGACTGGTTCTGACCTTCATTAGATTTGGGATCGAGTTTATCGTACCCCTTGATCTTTTTCCAATCAGAATACATTGCTCCTAACATCCATGACTGTGCCAAACTATGAGGTCCTTCTTGTAATAATTTGAGTTTGAATTTGTCACTTACGTAACTCATGTACTCTTGTCTCCAATTGGAATCGTCGTATGGTTTGGTCATGGTTTTATTAGTGTAGCAGTTGATTGTAATACTGTCAACGCTGAATGATTCTCTCCTTCATCTCAGGTGTCCAGTGTTCATAGTAATTAGTCTCTTGTAATTTTACTCTCGCTTCTTCTAAAGTTTTTCTATCCTGCACAATAAGAAGAATAAGTTCTCCTTGATTGACTACAAAACCACCCACATCTTCAACCAGATCAGGGTGCTCCTCTAGAAATAAGTAATCAGGATACAAATTATTATAGTTTTTTGCCATATCTGATACTAATTCGGATGAAATCCATGGGTTCATAACATATATGTTGACCTCTTTATCCCAATCCTGTGGTGTAAATGATTTAGTGTCATCAAACATCTTGACATTTACATTACCTTCTACCCATGCCTTTTTAGCATATGGACATGGAGGTAAGTTACCAAACTTACTGTTGGGTGTGTCAAGAACTCCAGTTATCCAAGTTTCAATTAGAGAAGTAATCCTTTCTGGTACCATGTCGATCTATGTCTGATGTGATGCAATGTAATCCACCATCCCAAAAGTATCTATGTCTAAAGTTGAGAATGTGTGGTGTGATGCCATGTCTTTCAAAGGCATCAAATACTTTCTTGTTTACATTATTACACACAACATTCTTTTCGTCAATTACCAGTATATTAATATCAAAGACTGTCTCTTCCACGTAAGTTACCCAGTCATCCATCCATTCGTTAACATAATCATAAAAATCATCTCCTGCATCAGGGACCCAGTACCTTGAATAATTTTTGTTCTTATTTTTAGTCCATGGTTTCATCGCTTCATCACATGTTACGACCTCCCATCCCGGAAAGGTATCTTTGTAATGTTCAGCACCTTTGATACTCAAAATCAATCCGGGTTTTACATGACACACTGTCCCATCTGTATGTCCGGGAGTATCTATTGAATGTATATTATAGTCAGGAAATAATTTTTTCCATTTTTTCATAAAGTTATTTTCATTTATTTTACTGATGATATTACCAGAACCGAAGAACAAATCCTTACCTATTCTAATCATAGATGCTGAATTTATATACTGATCATATATTATTTCGTTTCCATTATCCTTTACAAATTTTTCTAGAGTTCTAAAAGGATATGTCTTATCATTGTGTTCGTACTTTGATATTTTTCCGATTGTATTTGTATGTCCTTGGAAGATAACATTTTTGAGATCGTCAATATCAATTCCATATAATAAATCTCTATAACATTTGTTCTTCTTCAAAGATTTTAGAAGCATTGCTTGAGTCGTTGGTGACACAGGTCTACCGGGAAAAGTAAGATCATAAATGTATTGCAACAAATCTCTTTGTGTATCTGACAAAGCATTCATTCTCAATGAACTTGTGTGAAGTATCTTACCTAGTTCCTCCTCAATATTAAAATTTTTTCCAAAATTTTCTCCGGGCATGAAAAATTTAGACCCTACCATAGCAGTGTAGTCTCTAGGTGCCATAGGTGGTGACATCATACCTCCACTCGATCTCTTATGGTCTTCTGGATTGTCTGAAATATCTGTTCTGATAACTTTTACATCGAACTTTTGAAGTAGTGATGTGAGTTTCTGAAAGTCTTCCTCAGTCTCTTCAGCGATGCGATAAAACACATCCCTTGTTTTCAAGTTTTGAATATAATTAAAATATTCTGGAGGATAACATCTGCCTACGACACATACTTTTAGAGGATCCCAATGCTGATGAACTGATATCATAATAGACCATGCCTCTTCATTAGATAAGTATAATCTCTTTTGTAATAAAATTTAGGGTGTAGTTTTGTATACTTATACATCTCCTGTACAAGTTCCATCTCTCGTGATTGCTGTCCTTTTATACCATACTTAGGTCTTGGACCTCTTCTATTCACTTTACCTGCATGACCTAATATTCCTACACTATCGCGATCTGTTATCACTCTTGCATAATAATTATTCAATTGCATTGATAGATGAAATGCCATCTGATCTGTAATAATATAATGCATGTCATAATATTTCCAATAAAGTTCATCAAATGCTATTGTTTTATCATTGATAGTTCTCCATATAGATGTACATAAAATACTACCATACTTTCTAAAGTTCATGCCTGCTTCAGCATATGTCTTTGTTGCTGCTATTACATCCTCAAAGGTAAAATATTGACACATGAATCCCTCCATCATCTCCTCGTAGAAGGTGCATTTTTCTGGATGCTGTAGTCTTGTAAAATCTCCTTGTCTAAATTGTTCTCTACAAAAATCTACGTAATGTTTTGTGATACGATATCCACCATCTAACCAAACAGTATCCTCACCCTTATCAAAAAAGATATGTGGATTTATCTTAGGATAGTATGATTGCCTAACTGGTTCGTCACACTTGAATGTTTCTCTTACATCAATACCCTCCCAACCATCAGGAACACTCACAGAACCATCATGAAATAAAACATATCTTACATCAGGGTCTATATAATGTCCCTCTGGAACATCATATCCATTAGTGATGCAAGTATATATTATCATACGACTGCTTTTAGGATTCTACGTGCTTTCTTTTTGAATTCGTTTTCATTTTCGTTGACAGATATATTATAAGAGTCTGCATAAGTTTTTGCTCTAGTTGATTGTGACAGATCAACTTGCAAGGGCACTCTTGTTATTCTGTTTCCACCAAAGACAAGATACTCTGCTATACCTGCTGTTGCCTGTCCAATATGATGACAAAATTCACCATCAACAAAATGATAATCCCAATAGTATTCATTCCATTCTTTTACTTTGCTTGTGCTATGTCTCCACAAACAACAGTTTATTGTATGATCAAAGTATGATGCTTTGAATCCAGATGCAGCAACTTTTTTACACCATCTATACAATCTTTCTTCTGGTACAAATCCACACCGATATGTTTTCAACACCTCTCCTAATAAAGTTCTTTTAGCAGGGTGATTCATTTGTGTTATTTCATTCTTGTCTAGAAATTCTTTTGAGTTTTTTACAAACTGTTCTGTCATAGTATAACAACCATCAATCCACACATGTGGTTCATCAAATAATAAATGAGACATACATCTTGTATGGTATGCATTCAGTATGGGATCATCATACTTACAATCTAATTTTATAAATTCCCACGGACCTTTTTGTTCTATAGGTTTATCATAGAACATTACATATTTGACATCCTCATCATAAAAATGATTAGGTATGTTGTCGTAAGCATTAATATTAGCGGTAAATATTATCACTCATTAATTTTCGGATTAGATATTAAGTTACCCATATCTTGTCCTATAATTCTATTTGTTACATTACCGGGTTCTCTAAGAAACCAACCTGTAGCAATATATTTTGGTATATCACCTGTCAAAAATGATCCACGATGCATATGAGTATATGTTGCTGGCCACATAACCATAGTTCCTACAGTAGGTTGAAAGGAACATTTTTGATGTAAGAAATCTGTTGCACCACCATTCTCTACTGGAATATCATTTAGATATATCATCCATGTCAGGACTCTATCTCTATAAAGAAAAGCACCGTCCTCACAATGCCATATATGATAACCTCCCCCCGCTTTTGTCTTCTGTATTTTACAAGTCCATGATGACACTGGGTCAGCACTATTTGTAACTCCTTGATACTCCCGTGCATAATATTCAAAAGCACTACCTATAATCGCATTAGTATGTGTTGCTAATGTTGTATCTGCTACCTCAAGATATAGTTGCTCATCATGTCTTCCCAGTTGCCCTTGAGCAAATTGACTATTCCCATCTGCTGTTGCATCTATATGAAAATGATCATCCAATATATTTTTTGATATTTTTTGCTTACTATACATCTCAAAAGCATCAATCAATATTTTACACCACTCTTTACTTGCAAAATTCTCTAGAACTCCGATGCCTTCATTGAAAACCATCGTGTGTATCTTCTCTGGATTCAAAAGTGAAGGAAGTTCTTTACCTTGTAGTTGTTCTGTCATGATGATTGTTGTGTGTAGGCAGATGGTGGAATACGTCCAACGTATTCATCTAGTTCCATAATCTGATCAAGTAAAATATCTTGACCATTTAGTTTCCAATACTCTTCGAGTCCTTGTTTACTATCCTTGTGAAATATATCTATATGTTCCTCGTGAATAGCAGAACCCATATCAAGTCTATAATTCAATATAGGTAGAGCATAACTCTTACCACTATCTAATATCAGATCTTCTGATACTGCTCGTGGTCTTATGTTTTGATCTATTTTCCATAAATTACCACGTTGATGACATCTTAGCACTTTTGTGGCATGATGTCTAGTGATGATATAACATGCTGCAGAAAAATCATTTATAAATCTATGATGTAATTTTAATTGAATGCCATTAGGATTTATAATCGTAAATTGACAAGCATCAAAATTTATTGGTAACTTTTTTCTTACATCCCTCCATGTAAATGTCCAATTTTTTGCAGTAGATAGGTCAACATCATCTTCCATAATCATAATCTCATCATGATCAGTCTCTTCCACAAAATGTTTGAGTGCACTTAGATGAGTGAGAACACAACCTATTTCACCGGCATTCATATTTTCTGGAACTCTTCCTTTCAAATATGTTGATGGGTCATCTTCTTTCCCATCAATACCTGAGACTCTTGTGTGATTTTCTATACCCCAATACTCTAGTTGCTCTAGCATGTATTTTTGCCTATCAGTATACCTATCTAAGTTCAACCAATAAACATGAGGCAGACCTGCAAGTTTATATTTACTTTTGTTCTTGTCCAAGTCGCCTCTTCATATAATCAATGTCTTGATAATACTCTTCAAGTTTTTCTTTACCATAGAATTTTAGTTTCTCCCATTCCTTACGATTGTTTTCTATATGAGGATTGGTGAACCATGAGTTCTGACTTCTCTTATGTTCTAAATGGAAAACAGTATCATTTATTCTAACAACATCAGAACACATATTGAATCTATGATATCTTTCATCGTCTTCATATCCATATGATATAAATTTTTCATTCTCCATTCCTAGTCTGATATATTCTTCTCTATTGAAGAACTGACAGAAACCAAACTTTGCATCATAAGGTCTCAACTTACCATCGAATGCATGAAAATTAAAATTACTGTTGATAAAATTACTAACTGTAGCATCATCAGCAAAAACTTGTTGCTGAAACATTCCATATCCATATGGATACACAACCTTTACTGGTTGTAGTGGACTATCTGGAGGTTCAGTTGGTGGACGGTATCCCTTTGCTAAAAATGTATTAGCATAAAAATGTGTCTGTAAAGGAAGAAGCACATCAGAATCATAGTTACATACAAATGGTGTGTCTGCCATCATGATCATATCATTGATCAATCTAGTTCTATGAAAAACAAATTCATCTGACTGTTCAAATACATGTGTGATTTGACTTAGTTCTTCCTCTGTAGCAATTTGTGATATCTGTGGTAGAACTGCTGACTCATATATTGATTCTTTATCAAACTCTTTTACTATTATAGGTGCCTTAATATTTTTTATAAAGTATAATAAGATAGTTATAATGTTTCTCATTCTATCTGGAGTTTCAACTCTCAGTGGTATCATATATGTACAACCGGGAAGTTCCATCTTACTTTTATCTTCTATGAACTGAAGATCTTTTCCAAGTTGAGGTGGTTCAGTTTCTCTTAGTTTTTGTTGGACAGAAAGTTTTTTCATAGTACCTCCCAGTTACTACAGTATAGGTCAGATGTATCGTGGTTCTTAGTATATCCAGTACCAAACCACTTCTTAGGTGCAATAATTTTCTTATCAGGATTACGTGATAAGAATGAACCCCACCATGAGAATGATGAGTTAGCGATTATGAAATCAGAACACATAGTCATCATACACATGTCCGCAAGATTGTCACCACCTTCTGATATAAGGAACCTGTCGTCAGGGAACTCAGTGCCACACCATTCAGGATCATCAGAAAAAACAACCACTGTACGATTGTTATCAAACTTCGACAATGCAGTATCATAATATTCTTTGGGGCATGGTGGATGATTATCACTGTTTTGTATATAGTCACCTCTACGCACATGCAATGCAATAGGATCTTGTAGTGTGTTCATCATCTCTTTACATGGTAAATTTATATCATTCTTGAACTCAAAATCTTCTCTTATCTCTTCTTCTATATGTTCAAACCATTTCGTACTCTGTAGATATCCATATACATTATGACCATCAGGCATATTATCAAATAAGTTTTGATCAAAATGAAAGTGTGCTTCCTGTACATATGGTCCGGGAATCTCTTCTATTTTTGTTAGACCGGTAAGTTTGAATGCCTCAAATAATTGATGGTCATTCCACTCGTCGTTGAAGTCACTAGGAGGAATAGCAAAGTCATATCCTTTATGTGCTGCGATGCCTCGTAGTCC